AATAGGACTGCGGCTGGTACTGCTGCGTCATGTACTTGAGCACGAACGCCTCGTACGGCATGTAGTCGATCGGGTAGCCGGAAACCGTCAGGTGGTTGAATTCGAGCCAGTCCGTGGGCAGCGCGACGGTGTTATTCGGCGCATTGATCGTCAAGGTCACGGGCGTGATCTGTTCGCGGGCGCGCAAATCGAGCGCGAAGCGCGCCTCGGCCATCTGGATGAAGCCCGTCATCTCGGTGTCGGGCAGGTCGTTGCGGTTCATCCAGGCCGCGATTTCGAGCTTGAGGTTCGGGTAGGTGTCGAGCGCCATCGCATCAACCCTTCAGGCGCCGGTCATCGGTCATGAAGCGGCTATGCTCCACGAGCCATGCGCGCAGTGCCCGCTGGCGCTCGCGCGGATCGTGGATTGTCAAGAGCTTCGCGTAGAAGACCGGTGGGATGTGGCCCACCCATTCGAATTCGCGCCGGGGTCCATAGCGCGCGAGTTCCCGCATCTGGTCGGCGTGGCGCAGGTGCGGCTCGGCATCGAACGAGCGCTGGCGGATCACGGTGTCGCCCTCGAAATGGATCGTGGTCGTGACGCCATAGGGCGAGGCGGGCTCGGTGATCGAGACGTTCTCGCTGTAACCCTTGTCTTTCATGGTGAAAGCCCTCCATGAAAAAGCCCGCGAGGCTTGTGGCCTCACGGGCTCGCGGCGAACCTTCTCCCGGATTACGGGGTCAGGTCCGTGATCTTGGCGTTCGCCTTTTCGCTGTCCAGGCGCAAGGTCAGGTCGGCCGTGATCAGCACCTTGTCGCTGTCACCGGTCTTTCCCATTTCCTCGTAGCGAAAGCCGTCGAGGAACGCGACCGAGGCATAGTCGGGGTTCAGCATGTAGACCGTGGGCGAGCCCACGAGCACGTAGTGCGGAACGATGTCGAGCTGGCCGAAATTGGACATGTAGATGTCCGCGCCGCCGATGATGTGCGCCTGCTGGTTGGCCGGGATCTGGTAGCGGTTGAGCGCGATGCCACTGAAGGTCGAGAAGATCTGCTTGTGGTTCGGGCTCATGACCACCATCTCGGGGACTTCGCCGCTGTTGCTGTAGGCGAGCGCGCAGGCATCCTTGATGAACTGCTCGACGAAGGTGCGCGCGGTGCCGGCCGTCGGGGCCACGGTCGCGGCGCCCGAATTGTGCGCGGGCGTCGAGCCGCCCACGCCCTGGCTCACGTTGGTGAAGATCATCGCGCCGAAGCCGGCGGACTTCGAGGCGGTGGTCGAGTTGCCCGCCACCGCGACATTGCTCGACAGCAGCATCGCCTCGATGTCACGCTTGAGTTCCTTCGTGAGCTTGGCCTTCTGGTAGCTCATCGCGTTGCCCATGCCGGCCTTGCGCACGATGTTCGCACGCCGTGACACGGCCGGTTGCTTGACGAAGATCTGGCAGTAGTTGCCGATCCGGTTCGTCGGGATCAGCGCCTGGGCCGAGAAGTCGTTGCCGTCGATCGCGGCATTGTCCTTGTTCGGCGTGGCCAGAAAATCCCTCTGCCACTCGTGGTAGGTCTGCATCGCCGCGCTGCGGCCGATCGCGGTCATCACGGGCACTTCATCGGGGTCGGTGTTCCAGATCTTATCGAGCAGGTCTTCCCGCACCGATGGATTGATCGCATAGCGGTCGTAAAGGTTGGTCGGCTGGGCCATGGTGTCGGCCCTCCTTTCGAATGGGCCTCAAAGGCCGGTGTTGTCGAAGTAGGCCGCCAGATCGTTCATCGTGGCCTTGCCGGTCTTGAACCTGGCGTCCAGGGCCTTGGTCACGCGCTCGCTGTGCGGCACCGGTTGACGGGGCGAAGGCAGGCGCGGAGCGTCCTGGGCCTGCCGGGTGATGGCCGCTGTCTTTTCCCGGAGCTGGCGATAGGCCACGGCGTCCCGCATGATCGCGATCAGTTTCGGGTCGTTGACCGTCTCGAAACGGTGCTCCTCGATCCCGTAATGGCGGGTCACGTTGTCGTAGAGCGTGCGCAGCTTGGGCCGGTCGATCCCCATGGTTTCGAGTTCGATCCAGGCCTTGGCCTTGGCCTGCTCCTCCATGCCTTTCTGGACGCGACTGCCTTCCTCGATTTCGGCCTGGATCGCCGCGCGGATCTGCGTGCGGTGCTGTTCGTAGAACATCAGGCGTTGCTGCGCGGCCACCCAGGCGCCCGGATCACTCTGCGCCAGTTGTGCGAGCGCGTTCTGATCCACGACCCCCAGCAGCGCATCGGCGCTGCGGGAAAGGGCCTCCAATTGCTGGAGTTGCTGGCCACGCCGGGATTCCAGCGCCTCGATCGTCTTTTGGGCGAAGTGCTGGCGTTCGGTTTCCTCGGCGGCACGCTTGCGCGAGTAGTCGGCCTTGAGCATCATGCCCTCGGCCATCTGCGCGACCGACATCAGCTCGGTGTGATCGCTGCCATCCTCGCCCTTGAGGACGACGCGATACTTGCGCCCGCTTGTCTGCTTGAGGGCTTCCGGGTTTTCCTCGTCCTCGTCCTCGTCCTCGTCCTCGGGTCCAGCCTTGGGCTTTTCCTCGGATTTGTCTTCGGGGGACTTGTCTTCCCCGGATTCAGGTGCGGGTCGATTCGGTTCGTCTTCGGGCTTGTCCGCGCCTTCGGCGGCGCGGGTGCGTCTGCGAACCCGTGGGGCGGCATCGTCCTCGTCCTGCGGGTTCTCGATCAACTCGGGATTGTCCGCGAGGAACTTCGCCAGGTCGTCAACCGTGCCGGGTGCCTCGTGGGCTTGTCCGTCTGGCATGACATCACTTCCTTCTTGATCGGTGCCAGTCCCCGGCGGGCATCAGGACTGGCAAAGGGGCGCATCGCTGCGGAGCCCGGATAGGCGCGGATGCCGCGCGTCTTTTCCCTTTCCTTGTCAGAAACTCTTCATCGCCCGCCTGAGCGCGCTGTCACGCCGCAGATCGGCGACGTTCATGCGGTGGTCGGCGAGCTTGCCGGCTTCGATCAGGCGAACCAGCAGGTCCTCGAACTTGTCCACGATCCGCATCTGCTGGAGCGCGAGCACCTGGGCCTCGGTGTCGCGCAGCGGACAGGCCTTCCAGGTTTCCACCACATCGGCGCGCAGCATCTCGAAGGCTTCCTTGAAGACCGGGTTGTCGAGCACCTGCCGCGCCTCGAAGGCGCGCGTGGAGAGCTGGTTATCGGTTGGACGTTCCATCACGGTTCCATCACGGGGCCTCGTTCGATGCGGCTTCACGCGCGGCGGCGGTTTCGCGCGCCTGCGCGGCGGCTTCGGCCTGCATGCTGGTTTGCGAGAGCTTCGCATCGGCGTTGATCTGCGCAATCGCGATCGACGTGTCGCTGTCGAGCTTGGCCTTCCATTCGTCGAACTGGAGCCGCAGGCGGTCGAATTCGGCCTGATAGCCGGCCTTGAGGTTCTCGCGCTGGGTGTCGCGCTGGTCGTTGGACGCCTGGAGCGTAAGATTGGCTTCGGCCTGCTGGCGGTCGTGCGAGGCTTTCAGGCCCGCCATCTGGGCCTCGTGGCTCGCGCTCTGGATCGCATGCTGCGCCTCGTACTGGGCACGCATGTGCGCGATCTGGAGCTGCGTCGAGGCCTGGATCTGCGCCTGCTGGGTATCGGCCTGGGCCTTGACCTGGGCGGCCTGGAGCACCGGGTCGGGGGGCGGCGGCTGCGGCGGCACCGGGGCGCCCTTCGGATCGGTGAAGAAATCGGTGATGTTCTTGAAGCCCGCGTTCTCCACCAGCTTGGCCTGGGTGTTGAAGATCTGCTGCGGCGTGATCAGCAGTTGTCCGAACGGCGTATTCGCGAGCCCCATCTGGCTTTGCATGATGCCTGTCAGCATCGCCTGCTGCTGCATGCGGTCACCGGTGCCGAGCCCGACATTGACGGTCATGTCGTAGGAGTCGCGCCACTCCTGCGGGTCGTACTGCACGAATTCGCCGCGCAGCTTGAACGCGATCTTCGGCATGCCGCCTTCGGTCAATAGCCGCAGGATGCCGCGAAAGATCGGCTTCAGGAGCGTTTCGCCCATGATGCGGGCAATGAGCCGCACGCGCTGGCGCGCGGCGGTGGCGGTCTGGTTGATTTCGGTCGCGGTGCGGTCGGGCCGCAGCGTGTTCGGGTCCAGGCCCTGCTGCTGCTTCGAGACCCCGGTTCGCCATTCGCGCATGCTGTCGATGTAGTCCAGGATCGGCATCACGTTGCCGCCGATCCAGGGCGTCTGGTCGATCGTGATCGCGTCCTGCTGGCGCTGCCGCAGCACGCCACCCGGGCGCCCGTCCAGCAGGTCATCGATGTTCGCGAGCGGGCTCCAGTTCACATCGGTGAGCACTTTCTTGCGCGGGTTGTTCGCGAGCTTGGCGTTGTCGATCATCTGGCGCGTGAGTTCGGTCTTGAGCATCTGAAGATCCGACACCATTTCGGCGATCGAGAGTCCATCCCACTGGTGGGCGTTCAATACCGGGGAGCCGGTGGCGATCGGCACCTGGCTGACTTCCTCGTTTCTGAGGATGCGGTGGCGCAGCCGGTAGATTTCCCGGCGCTCGGCGATTCCGTCTCCATCGGTATCGGAAAGCACATATTCGATGCGCAGGAAGCCGACACTTTGACTTTCGTCCTCGGGAACCACCTGCTGCATGCGCATGCGTGGCTCGCCGCTGCCCTGGCGCGTCGATTGGGTGGAGAGTGCCGCGTTGTCGCTGGCCGCGAGTTCTTCGGCGGTCACGTCGTCGAACCCCATCTGCCAGAGGTCCGAGAGCGTCACTTCCATGTTGCGGCAGACATACGGGCATTCGTCCAGCAGCGGCGTCGTCCAGTAGCGTGC